ATTCACATACTGTCTTCTGGCAAGGTGGATCAGCACCATCAACAGGAAGTGCTTCTGGATATGATGTTTATACTTTTACAATCTTTAAGAGATTAAACGCATCATTTAGAATTTTCGCTAATGTTACTAACCATGCTTGATAATAATATTAAACAAAGTCCTCTCAGGGGGATGCTTGGAATGGGTGGAGGCATCCATGGATTTACTTCACCATCATCATCTACTAGTGGACCTCTTGCTTTGCCAACTGGATACACTTATTGGACTGGCATGTATACTAATTGGGCTGGATCTGGTACAAGCACCTCTGGATTTGATGATTACATTCCCGTAGCTTTTCCATCATCAGGAAAATTTTATTTTGAAACTATTGCCAATAGTCCTTCTATTTATAGAGAATTTGGTATTAAAACAGGAGCATCTGCCCTTAGTTCTAGTTATGATGACTGTATTTTTGGTATATATTATAATAGTCCAGCGGGATTATTCTTAACTAAAGATTCTGGATGTACAAGTTTTGGATCATCCATAACACACGGAGCGGGTACTGGTGGACCTACTGTTGTGAACGGTGATACCTATATGTGGGCTCTTGACTGTGCTTTGGGGCAAATGTGGATTGGATTAAATGGAAATTGGTATCAATCAGGAAATCCTAGTACTGGAACAAATCCATCCATTGATTACAATTCAACTTTTAGTGGTTTTTATTTTAAAATAGGTTATTCAAGTGGCGGTAATAGTATGTCTTTAACACAAGTTAGATATTGACATCTAGCATAAATTACTATAGAATGACCATTATTAAACAGTCAGCATCAAACTTTAATGTTCTGATTTCGGTTAACAATTATGCTTGATTATAATCTTATTGACACACTAAATAAATTGTAGTATAATAACAACTGAAACTGAGGAACCACATGGAAGCAGCAACACTGCGTGAAAATTTCACACAACAATTTAATAGTGCTATTGAAGAGATCAAAAATCTCCAAGCACAAGTCGAAGCAAAGAAAGAACTTGCTTTAAAACTCAAAGGTGCTCTTGAAGCAATCGATCTGATGGAACCACCCGAAGAAACTACAGAACCGGAAGTAGTAACTCCAGAAGTAGAATAATATAAATACTGACCTTCCTTATAAATAACAAGGAAGGTCTTTTTTTGTATATGTCCGCAATTACACTTAACTTAGTGATAGAACAGGGGACTGATTTTTCAGCAACCTTTACTATCAAGAATTCGGATGGCGCACCAGTCAATCTTTTAGGTTTTACTGCTGCTGCTAAACTGAAGACTAGTTATTACACAACCAGTGCTGCAACAGATTTTGCAGTTACTTTCGTAAATAGAAGTAGTGGTATAATTAGAATTGATTTATCGGATACTGTTACGACTACATTGAAGCCAAGAAGATATGTTTATGATATTGTTCTAACATCAGCGACTGGAAATAAAACCAGATTTATTGAAGGGATTGCAACAGTAACACCAGGAGTGACAGTATAGTGTCGAATTACGAAATTAATACTACAAATTTTACTGTAACTCAAGGGGCGAACGATCCTTATAGTATTGGTCTTAATTATGAAGCACCAGTAAAAGGTGTTCAATATCAAAATTTAATTCTGGATGATATTGCTTCGCAATTTGATGGTGCTCAAACAGTGTTTAACTTGGGTACTTCCGGCACATCATATGAACCATTAAATGATCAGCAATTGATTATTTCGGTTGATAGTACTATTCTTCAACCTGGAGTTGGATATACAGTATCTGGAAATCAGATCACATTTGCAACACCACCCGCTAGCACTAGTGTGCCGTTTTTCGGCATCGCTCTTGCCAACACTGCTGATCTAACAAGAACGATTAATTATGTTGTAGATAATGGTTCCCGACCAATGACTACAGGTAACAAAGGTTATTTGTCAATTGATGTTACCGGTATTATTAAATCATGGGTTTTGCTTTCTGATGCAGATGGAACATTGGAAGTAGATTTGAGAAAATCTACTTTTGCTGACTATCCTAATGTTGTGTCAATCTGTGGGGGTAATACTCCACAACTTGTATCCACAAATAAGAATACTGATATTAATTTGAATGGGTGGACTACTCAATTGAATGCAGGTGACATCATACAATATGAAGTTATAAATACTACAGTATCAATCAGTAATTTTGCTATCTCATTGAAAGTAGAATTATAATAATTTTACTTTGAGTAAAATTATAAATATAAACAGATAAAACGAATTTTCCGTGGAGGAACACTTTAAATGGCACTTTTAGTACCTAACATTGGTGAGGTAGAGTCACTTCGCTATTTGCTGAATGCTACTCATCAAATCCCTAGAAACTTAACTCTAAAGCTTTTCACATCAAACACAGACCCTGCAGAAGGTGATGTTCCTTCTGAAACCGCTTACTATGAGCCTTATGCTGATGGTAACACCAATGGTTATGGATCGGCAGTTGCTACAGGTTATCCTTTAGTAGATAACAACCGTGCTGATCAATCATATGATGCTAACTACGGTATTCTTTTAAATGGTAATCGCTGGGCGATTGCTACTGCTGGAGATCCTATTGCTTCAGGAACCGGCACCGGAACTTCGGGTGAGTTCACAATTACTGTATCTTCAGTAACTGGAACTATTAGTGTTGGAAACCTCGTTTCCGGTACTGGTATCGGTTCTGGTTGTAAGGTATCTAGAGTTTCTGGTTCAACAATTGTCCTCACAGTTGCTAACTCTGGTGCTGTTTCTGGAACAATCAACTTCTCTGGTGGTGTAACTACTGCTACTTATCCCGAGCAAACCTTCACATTTACCGCTGCTGCTGGTAATGTTTATGGTTACTACTTGGCTCGTGCTAACAACATGCCCCTAACAATTCAGGGTGTAGTTGATGCTGCTGCTGCATCTGCAGGAACAGTTCTTACTAAGGGTGATAACACAGATCCTTGTAATGGTGTTGTTGGTAATACCTTCATCACTCTTCCAAACGTTGCGTCCATCATGGACGACATCACAGTTGGAATGGATGTTACTGGTAACAATGGTGTTGCCTCAAATACTGTTATCATCGGTATTGATCTTCTTAATAGAATTATCTATTTGAATAACGCTCTTATTGATAACATTCAGGTTGCTACCGACTCATCAATCACTCTTGAGTATAGTAAAGTAACTGCTACCGCTCATGGTTTGGTTACCGGTGATGTTATTTACATCGCTCAAGGAAGCACTAATAGTGGTACTGTTGCTGCTACATATACAGTCTTCTCTGTAGATGATGCCAACACATTCACCACAACCCCTGCTCTGAAAGGAACGGGTGACCTTACTCTTTACAGCAGCATCATGTTTGCTGAAAGATTTACAAATGGTCCATACCCCATTCAGAACAACGGTGACCAAATCAAGATCACATTGAACGTCAGCCTCGACTGATATATAGTATACAACTTTTTATTATTTGTTTTTGCGGGGGGATTATGTCCCCCCTTTTAATGACAAAAAACATTAATGAATACATTTAACTACAATACATCAAACGTAAACCACTATGTAACTACGGATTTGGGATCTCTTGGAGATACTCCCACGTCCATAGTCGATAATGGTGAGACTGCGTATGATTTAGTAGTTTCTGGTGATTATATTGTTACTGGTGATATATTAGTTAACTTCTTCACTGAAGAAGATTATCAAGAAATTAATTTTACTGAAACAACTTATCCGTTCGGCACGTTTAAGGTTTCCAATACTACAGACTCTGCAGCTACAGTAGTATTCGTATCGAAACCAGAACCGATCAAGTTATATCAAAAAGCAATAGTAGTTAGAAAACAAACCTGGACCGGTTCAGGAACCCTCTTTGAGATCGCTGACGGGCGCGAGAGGATGGTTGCCCCATGGATAGGATCATCTGGTCCTCTGAGGGTTTCTGGCGGCGCTGAGAGCAGCGTAACGCATAAATTTACAGAAGACTCAATAAAAACCTATGGTAGTAGCGTTGACTATGGACTAGTCCCTGCTGCTGTAGGTTCTTCTATATCTTATGGACAAGTAACTGATATTGTTGATGAGGGAGAATTTGATAATGGTGATATCTTACTAGGAGACGGCAGACCCTACGGGTTATTCTCACTAGAAGGATTTAATAGCAGTAATTTTAGAATTAAAGCATGGGCTGGTTCTGGTAACATTAACATCTCTGGACAAGAAAGTTCCCAGTTTAATGAACCAACTCCACAAATCTATATTGTAAAGACATCTAAACTAACTGGTGTTGGTTTAAATATTTACAATTCAACCAATCCAGATTCATTCACCCGAGCAACATATCAGGGAAGTGGATCACTATTTGAAATTGGTCAGAAGGACGAAAGAGCAGTATTTGTTTATAGCATAAAAGATAGGGGATCTTACATACCAGATCTTGTACTTGACACAACGTCTAGTTATGATAATACAAATAGT